CCATATGACTTTCTAATTCAGGAAAATTATTTACAAGAAAACTTACAGCTTGCGCTGTTGTATTTACAGCAGCTTCTAATTCTTTGTAACCTGTTATTTTTACAAGTTCGCCATACAATTTAATTTTACGCATCATAACGATACCGACCCCCTGTACATTTGAACAACCAAGGATTGTATGGTTCTTTACAAGATAGTCTATCGCCTAAATGATGTAAAACATCACCATCAACAAAAATCCCAACATGATTTAAACCTTTACCTAAAATACTCATCGCCAAAACATCGCCATTTTGTAGTTTTTCATTTGCTGTTAATAAACGAAAACCCGCTGTAATTAAATAATTATTAAAATCTCCATCTTCTTTTGATTGTGGATTTTCGTGAAATATTTCAGGTGTTAATGGCCTCGTAGCTTTTTTAAAAGAAATTCCTTTTTCTTGCAAATACCAATCCTCTACCAAACTTAAACAATCAGTAACACCCCAAACCCAAGTTCTTCCTAGTAAAGGCGGTTTAAATCCACAAGGCTCGTAATATCCCCAAGTTTCTGTTTTAGGGTTGACAATATACCAAGGTAAATTTGAATCTTCACAGCTAATTTTATCGGCCTCTGAAGCTATAGGTGGTGTAATCGGGTGAGAATGTACAATTCCAATAATTTCTCCAAGTTCATCACCTTTAACAAAATCTTCTGGATTCATTATGAAACATTGATGAGATGTCATTGATAAATTTTGACAAGGAAAATATTTTTCTTTTCCGCGAATATTCAATAAAAGACCGCAAGATTCTTTAGGGTCTTGTTCCTTGGCATGAAGTAATGCGTCATCTTTCCAAGTCATTAAACAGCTAATCCAATGCTAGGAAATTCAGCCCTAGTACATTGTCTTTTTGGCGCACGAACACCAACAAGATCAATAGGTGCAGCTAATTCAAAAACAACAACATCTCTTGTTTCTTGTGACTTTCTATCAATGGAATATATCTCTTGAGGAAATTCAGCGTTTGGATCTGGTGTGCCATAAGGATTTACATTTCCAGCAAAATTAACAGCATCAATAAATTTTGCTAATGTTCTTATCCTTGTTACTGTTGCACCTGTTAAATCATTACCAGTTGTTGTTTGGTTAACTGTTAAAAGTATTGATGTAATAGTTCCAAGAGCATTACTAACAGTAAGAGTTGGCCTTGGTATTTGACCTTTTTGATATGCAAAGCCCGTTGCTTGTACAGGAAATCTTTGATATGTATTACCAGCCCATACAATCTCACCATTTGAATTTAAACTTGAACCAGCATGAAATCTATATGTTGTTGCAGAGCCATGTAAAGCTGCTGTAGTTGTAAGAGTAAATAATTCAATAATAGATGAAGGATTTATTGATTGAATATCACTGATAACACTTGAACTCATGGCTCAAACACCTCCCTAAATGTGCAGCTTAATTTTGCTCTATTATTGTAAGGTATTGATTTTGTCCAACTTTCACAAACAAATTGTTTTGCACCAGAAACAGTTACAGAAACATTACCACTGTCAGTAGCAGAGGAAGCTGCCGTTACAGTAAATGTATTTTGGTCAGCAGCAGTTCCTACAATAAATGTACCATCTGTAGGAGAACCACTTGCAGTTGAAGTATAGTCAAGAGTAACAGTTTCACCCACTGCAATACCATGGTTTGTAACTGTCATAGTAACAGTAGTACCAGATTGACTATAAGTACCTGTTTTTGAAATTCCTTCTGCTGGTGGTGTAAAAGTAAAACTTGCCTGATCGTTTGCCCTGCTATCAAGAAAAGCCTCAATAACATCTGATTCAGTTTCAGTAACATCAAATTGTAAATTATAAACTTTTGGATTTTGATGTGCAGCTAATCCAAACAAAACTCTATGTTCATATCCATCTGCAAAACGTACAAGTCTTTTTACTGGTGATGATTTTTTACTGAAGCCGACATAAGTTGGTGTAAATGATGGAAATGTAGCCATTATGCAAGTAAACCTCCTGGACGTTTTTCTTGAACTAATTGTGCCTGTATAGCAGCAGAAAGAACAAGACCAAGTTCTCTACTTTCTTGTTCATTACCTTCTACATTAGAACCAGAAGCATCTACGTTTACAACTATATTTGTTGAACCACCAAGAGCATGATTTGGTGTAATCATCCCCGACACACCTGGACTAAACATTTCTGGTCCACGTTCTCCAACAAGGTAACTACTTCCTCTTCTTACTGGCCCTCCTGCTGCCATGGCTCCTCTAAATGCAGGATTTGAAGGCATAAAACCTGCTGCTCCTATATTTGTTCCCGAAGCAGTTGTTATTGATGCTCCTCCAGTAATACTAAAAGGATTAAGTAAATTACTAAAAAAACCAAGAAATCCTCTTGATATTTGTGCAGCCATCATCTGTGCAGCCATATCCAAGAAATGATCTGCTATACGCATAAACATATTTCTGAACGCATCTCCAACACTCATTGTTCCTCTTATTATTCCTTTAAAAGATTCTTGGAAAGATGTACCAAGTACCTTAGATAATTCGACCACTTGAAACTGTGCACTATTTAATCTTCTTATTTCACTATTTACATCTTGTAAACCTTTTACTATTGAAAAAGAAGCCTCTTCATTTGCAATCCTTATTTGATCTTGTAAGTCTTTAATAGTTGTAAATTTTTCTATAAGTTGAGCATTTTCTGTGTTTATTTCTTTTAATTGTTCTCGCTCTCTTTGTAATACTGCTGGTCTTTTTCGACCACCTACTCCCTGTCCAAAACCTTCTGTATCTAATTGTTTCTGTTTATCTAGAGTATCTGTAAGAACATCATTTATAGTCGCTTCAACTCCTCTTCTTTGAATTGATAAAACAAGTCTAAGCTCCTCTTCTAATGTTAAATCTTTATTGATTTTCCTTATAGCTGATAAAGCAGATTCAACTGTATTTGCTTGTGTAAGAGCATCAAATCTACCAAAATCTCCACCAAACTTCTTAG